TCGCGTTCGGACCCAGGACCGCCAGCTCTTCGTAAACGCTGCTGATCGCTGCCCATGTGACGCCGCCATCTGCGATCGTGCTGCCGATGTCCGTCGGCCATGCCGGTTGCGTGCTGGCGCTGGTACCTGCGACCGTGCAGCGAAACACCAGCCCGCTGGCCTGTGTCGTAGTAGCGCGGACGATGGCGCCGACTGCGTAGCTCGTGCTGGCTTGCCAGGCTGCGTAGGCCATCAGGGCTCGAACACTTCCTCGAATGTAGCCGTAATGTTGTTGAAATTACAATTCACTAAGCTATTATTCCATACCTTGCAAACCCATTTGCCTGCGTAGCCGGCCGGGTCAGTCCAATCGAATGACTCGACGCCGCCCCGGGCCCGGAGGAATCCAAGGATGTTGTCCCGCTCGGTGTCGGTGCGGTTCAAGAAGGTCAGTGACCATTTCTTCGGCTGCGTGTTCAGGCCATAAGCCAGGCGCTGCTCGTAGCCGTCACCAAACTTCACAGACTTAACTCGAGGCTGCTCCTCGAGGTCGGCGCTGAAGCTGGGCGTATAGGTGAAAGTCGCCATCAGCGTGTGTTCGCAAGGAGGCCACCAGGCCGTTGCATCTTCACGATTTCAGCCTGCACGGCCGCACCGATGATCCGTCCCATCTGATTGGCCCCGGGGCCATCGCCCTCGACAGCAGTTCCACTGGCATCAACGCTGACATTCACGACCGTGCTGCCGCCGCCGCTGCTGGACACACCCAGTCTGCCATCGGATCCCCGGCGCAGCGGCAGAATCGCCTCCGGGCCCGCCTCGCCCATGAGCCCGATGCCCTTGGCGAACGGGAACAGGGTCGGTCGATTGACCACGCCGCCATAGGCGAATGGAACGATGCCATTTTTGGCGTAGGCGTTGCCCATGGCGTTTTTAGGAAACAACCCACCAAGCAGGCCGCCACCAGTGCCAGTGCCGGACATTACGCCAAACAACAAAAGATTTACCGCTACATCTAGCAGCCTGTTCGCAATAGAGCTAAGCAGGTCAGAGGCAACCTGCTGCAACGTCTTTGTTCCGTCGATCGCCCCCTGAATCGCACTTACGACTCCGTCCTTGATCGAAGTGCCGATGTCAGAGTAGAGCTGCTTCATATCTTTTGCGGCTTGTGTTTGCTGCACAAGAGCGTCTTTCTGTGCGGCAAGAAGTTCTAATTGACCCCGCAATACGGGGTCGAGAGTGTCCCAATCGCCTAAGTATTTTTCTTTGAGCTGATCAAGAGTGCTTAATTCTTGCCCCATGCGCTGCAGATCTCGTATTTGCTTTTCCAGATCAGCGACTTCTCCTCCTGCGATTTGGCGACTAGCGATTTGACGTACATCGAGGGCGCCAAGGCCTTCGAATGCAGCCTGGCCGGCTAGGCCACCAATTTGCAGCGCTCGAGCACGACGCTTTGCAATGTCCTCGGTGATCTCGCGGGAAGCACGCTGAAGAGGAGTCTCGGTCGGACCAGCCACGCCACCGGGCCCGGTTACCTCTTTCAACAGAGCATCTGCTTCTTCTTTTAATTTCTTAACTGTTTTATTGAATTCTTGGCGAACAGTTTGTCCTTCGAGCTTGATAGCCTTCTGTTGCTCATCGTAAACTTTTTTGCTTACTTCTCCAAACTTCAAGCGCAAATCAAGCTGGGCCTGTTCATTGCGTAAAATTTCTTCTGCATTAAACAATGCGGCACCGGCTTTTGCCCATTCGGTTTCTGCTGCTGACTCGTTTAAGCGACCTTGCTTTGCTAGAACTTCATTTTGAGCATTTAACTGACCAAGCAATTCATTGAACAAGTCTTTTCTTTCACGCGCAGCAGCCTTGTCATCGCGACCGCCGGCCCCGGCGCCTTGGCGGAAGTTTGTCCTACCGCCAGAAAGATCAAGCGCTGGTATCTCGGGCATCATGGCGCCAAGGCCGCTAAATGCCTGATCAATGGCGCCAGTAATTCCCGATGAAATTCCTTTTACGATTTTACCCTGATTAAAGGCCGCATCAATTCCAACGCCCAAGCCCGCGACCAATGCTGCAATTGCGCCTGGTTTGCTCGCCAAGAAGCCAGCCGCGCCTGCAAGCAAATTGGCGGCAGTAAGACCCTTTAAGGCCTTAATAAGTGCTCCTGTAACAGTAATAGCAGCTCTCGCGCCAGTAATGAACGCTCCGAACACTTGCAATCCGGCAAACACAACCAGCGAGCCCACGAGCCCATCCACGACCCCTTTAAGAATTCCGCCTTGCTGATAGGCCTTGCGGAAACCGTCCACCAACGAAGGAAGCGCTCTGGCGATTGCAGTAAGAGCAGGTGTTATTGATACCAGGAAACCGGTAAACACTTCTTGCAACTGTGCCCCCAATGGCTGCAGCGCCTTGCCAACATTTAACCTCATATTGTTAAATGCAACATTCAATCGAGCGCCTGCATCTTCTGAAGATTTTGCAATTTTTAATGCAGTCTGACCGTACCTGCCTCCAGCCAGCTCTAAAAATTTCATCAAATCATTCAGGCCAACCTGCCCTTGCTCCAGTGCTTTTTGCAATTCGGGACCGGCTCTTCCGGTTGCTTGCGCAAATAGCGTAAACGTGCCGGGCAATCTTTCAGCAATTTGATTTAGTTCTTCAGCGCTAACCTTGCCTTTTGAGAATACCTGCGTCAAGGCTAGCAGTGCGCCATCAACTTGCTCAGCACCGCCACCCGTAGCCTTAATCGCTTCGGTCATGGACCTGAAGGCGAAAATGGAGTCGTTCACATTGCCGCCGGCACCCAGCACAGCAGCACTCAAGCGTGTCAATCCTCTTGTGGCTTCTGTTTGTGGCACATTCAAATCTTTTGTGGCCGCCGCCGCCGCCGCGATCGCCCTGTTGTAATCATCTTGATTGCCAACAATTCCGCGCAAGGCAATTTGCAGCTTTCCGATCTGGGCTGCATAATCAGCCGTGCCAGCAATCTGCTGCCGGAACATTCCAAGCTGGGCGCCAGCAGCAGAGCCAGCGAATGCGCCACCAACAATTCCCAGGCCTGGTATCGAAGCACCAAGAGCAGCACCACCTAAGCCACCGAGGAAACCTTCAGGGCCGCCAAAGATGCCACCAGAGATCACGGCGCCAGCGGTTTGGACAGCTTGGCCTGGTGTGATACGACCACGACGGCGGCGTTCTCGAGCATCAAGCTGACGGTCAAAAGCGGCAAGCTCATCATCAAAGGACTTTTGCCTAACACGACCCTCAAGATCCAGACCTTCAAGCAGCTTTTCAATGTGCAAATCATCGTATCTAGACTGTATTTCGGCTCGTTGAACGCGAGCGTTTTCGTAAATCTTATTTACATCATTCAGCGATCTTTCAATTGCTTCTTCCGCCCTACGAGCAGCCTCAGGGAAGGGCTCTGGACCGATCGGCCGTGCGTATGCCTGCTCTTGAACGCGAATGCGATCTGGCGTGCGAGCGCCACGGGCGATCATTGCACCGGTGGCAGGATCTCGGAAGCCGCCAACACCAGGCGCCATCGGGCCCTGAGTGCGGTAGTACTCCTGGATCGTTTCCAGCTTTGCAGCTCGACGCTCTGCCCCGGCCTGGGCAATGTTCAGACGGTTGAACGCTTCGGCGGTCCCAAGCAACTCAGTGCGCAGTTCCCGTTGAACTGCTGCCATTTGCATCGAAACACGGGTGTAATCGGCGCTTCCCCTTTCAACGTTGTTAAGTTGCGCAGATAGCTCAGACAACTGCTGCTCGAGCGCTGCAGTTGTATTAGGCAGATCAGGCAGCCTTGATGGATCTGCATAGCCTGCAGTAAATTCACGGCTTTGATATGCGCGAAAGCCTGCAATAACATTTGCTCGACCGGTTCTTCCGGCCTGCGTCATCGACAAAAGCTGGATTCTTTCCAGTGTCTGCAGGTATTGCTCGGAGTCAAAACGCAATTCCGCCATGCCACGGCGAAGAATCGAGATCTGGCTTGCAAGACGCTCCGGTGTTGCGCCAAAGCCGGCGGTCAGCGTGCGACTGAACTGCTGGGCCTCGGTGGTGAGACCGGTCAGGCGGGTGCGAGCGGTCTCGATGTCTCTGCCGAGCTGAGCGAACGCGGACGACCCGGGCCTGGTCTGCTGCTGAAGGGCGCCAAATGCCTGAATCTGACGACGCAATGCATCTGCATTGCGCTCCGACGCAGACGTGGA